TAGGATATAAATTCTAGCCGCAAATCAATTTTGAGGGTGAATTAGTGATTAGTGCACCCTCAACATTGCTCGGCGGCAATTTTCCGAGATTATGAGCGATTTTCTAGATGTAACCAAATACCTGGATAAATTTCCAGTTAGAGTAGCTACCTATCAAGAAGCTTTAAATGATAGAATACCATTTGATAAATTTTATGGTAAAGTATCAACTAGGGCTATTAAGAAGATATTTTGGTATATTCAGTTACAGCCTTTTTTTATATCCCAGAGTATTCCTGGGAGATTATTATTTCAGTATAATATAATTGCACCAGCCCCTTTTTATATTTTAAATGCAGTTCCTCCTCAAGGTTTCTCTGGACCTAATGGAATGCAATGTGTTATAACTGTAAAATGGAGGGTAGGAACAGTGGTGCATAGATTTTGTATTTTGAATAAACAATATAAAGGCCCTTTAAGATATTATTTAAATCATGTTGGTAAAGTATCTTATATAGATACATTTCCAAATTATGTTAATCAAGTTGTTTAACGAAATTGTGTATTTGAATTTTGGGCATCTTTTCTTGATTTAAATCCTCAATGTCATGTTACAATTAATTCTAAAATGAATGCACCCTTAAATATACAAACATCATTAATGTCTGACCCTATAACTGCTGATGATGTTGCTGTAATATTTGATGCTGGTAGTCCTTTTGGGATAACTGATATTGGTGTGAATTTGCCTGAAACTTTACCTTATAATCAGCCTACAATAGCTTGGAATACTAATTAAAATATGGCTCTAACTTTACAGGATTTTGTTCACGGAATTGATTTTACTGGTATTAATCCAGCTACAGGAGGGGATCATAATAATCTAGTAGATCTTGCTGCTCCAGTTCAGGAAGATGCAGCAGAGGGTAAAGGTTTATGTATTTGGACTTCTGATACTGCTTTAAATGTTCCTAATGTTCCTCAAGCAACTTTAATAGGAGCAGCTAAATGGCAGAAATATCTATGGATAAGAGTGCCTTTTGCTGGTGCTATAGATAAAACTCCTAAACTTTATGTTTGGAATCCTGATGCAGTTCTTGATGTTACATTTTTAGCATGGATTCAAGTTGTCAGTGATACTTCAGGACTTCAAACTCAAATTACAGCTTTAGCTAATCAATTAGGTGCAATTCAATCTACTGCTGTAAATGCTCAGACTGTTGCTAATCAAGCAAATGCAACAGCTAATCAAGCAAATACTAATTCTCAGAATGCTTTAAACCAAATTGCAGGAGCAGTTACAACAGCAAATGCTGCTAAAACTGCATCTGATGCTGCTACTGCTGCTGTTACAGTTCTCACATCGGATTTAAATACTTTACAACAGCAAGTTGGGACTATTGCTAATACAAATATACCGACTTTAACTAATCTTGTAAGAAGTTGTTGTATTCTTGCTGAAGCTGCTGCATCTCAAACAGATTTAGGTGCTCTTGTTGCTGGACAAAATACTAGAAACATTAACACTAAAGTTTATGATTCTCAAAATCTAGTAACTTTAAGTGCTGGCAAAATTACATTTAATGTTGCTGGAACATATAAAATTAGAGCTAAGGTTCCCTGGTATATTTCTGTTCAATCTGGAGATTTACAAACTGTTCAACCTTTTATTAAAAAAGATTCTGATAATTCTATTCTAGCTGTAGGTGATGCTGGTTATATTACTATAACTGGAACTTCAGGCTTTCATGTTAATAGAAATCAATATACTGAAGTAGTTGGAGTTGTTACTGTAGCTCTTAATGAAATTATTAGAATAGATTTACATGCAAGAGCTTCTGGCGGTTTACTAGGTAAAGCTGCTCAAGATGGTTCTGCAAATTTTCCCGCTACAGACGAAATCTACACTACTGTAGAAATTCAACAATTATTTTAATATGCTTATAGATGTTTTAAAGCGTATTGCCTCTGAAACTGGTCTGCATTCAGTTCAGAAGAGGGATACTATACTTGCATACATGATTCAGGCAGCTGAAGAAATGCATAAGCTTCTTGAATGCACTAAGATGTATAGAGAAACAACTTTAGTAGTTCCAGCTAATAAGGTTGTAACACTTCCATCTTTTATTGGTGAATTACGAGGTATGAGAATGCATACTAATGAGTTGCCATTTGATGTAAATTCAATAGCTCAACCTAGATATGTTTCAACTACACTTGCACATAAGTTTAAAAATTGGAGAGATCTTGGAGAATCAGCTATTCAACAAACTCTTTCACAAGCTACACAATTGATATTAGCTCCTGCTGGTGGTAGCACAGAGCCAAATTCAGTTACTTATCAGATTGCCGGACCTACAGCTACATCTAAATATATAGAAGAGACTATATCTGGAACAACTGGTGGAATTACATCTAATGTATTTACAGATGTTGTATCAATTTCATGTGCTGATGATAGAGTTTATGATACTATAGTTCAAGAACAGGTTTCTAATACTGTTGTTGCTGTTCTTGATAATAATCAAATTAAAACTAGATATAAATGGATTGATGTTTCTCTTATATTTTGGACTATTGATACAGTTGACCAAGGTTCATTAATTGATGTTTTATATAAGCTTCCTAAGACAAAATTAAGAAATGATACTGACTCATTCTATGCCGGAGAAGATTATGATGAAGCATGGTATTCAATGTCTATGTATCAATATTTACGATTAATTCAAAATCGTTTAAATGATGCTCAAGCTATGAGAGCGGCTGGTTTAGCAATGTTACAAGCTGCTAAAGATTCTTCTGAGTCAGGAATAATGAAGAAAATTCAATTTGGCAGAAATAAATTTTATGGACTTTTCCGTAAGTATAGATATTTTCCTGGTTCGGTTACCAATGTTGACCATAATGTTCAATCTTAGATAATATGTTAGCCGTTCAAAACATATTTACAAATTTAAATCTACTTGCTTCTGATACAGCATTAGGGCCATCAGAGTATCTATGGTTAATAAATGCTCGTAATCGTTTAGGGTATAATGAACCTATTCTTAAGCATCAAGATTTATCTTCTGGGCTACCTTTAGGTAAAGTTCAAGGTATAATTGGAGTTGGTAATGTTCTTATAGCAATTATTGGTGGGCTTGGTTATTTTCGTCAAGATGGAAATACAGCTTGGACAAGACTACAAGATTTTGCATTAGATGGAACTACTGACCAAGTTTGGATGCAACCTGTTCCAGAGTCCAATATGAACTTTGTGCGTAAGGCTGCTGCAAATATTAATTCGCCAATAGTTCTTACTACAGACTTTAAAGTTTCTGGCACTCCACAATGTATAGTTGTTCAAGATGGGATTAATCAGCCTTGGTTGATAATTTATGATACAACTAATCAAATCTTTACAGCTAGGGAATCCCATAATTTTGCGGCATGGTCTAATCATTCTATAGACTTGAATGATAGAGAGTATATTCCTATTGGTAAACAGATGACATTTATTGATGGAATATTATTTATAGTATCCCCGGATGGAAGTAAGGTATTTAGGTCTATTACTGGTAGACCTCTAGACTTTATGATTAATGTTGATACTAATGGAAATAAACTTGCATCTGAATCTGATGGTGGGGCACAAACTGTAGCATTTAATTTTGATGCAGATATCATTACCTGTTTACAAGGAACATCAATTCCTCAATCTTTTGTATATGGAACAGCTAGAAATACAAGAATCTGCACATTTGACTATACTATTACAATTTTTGGGGAACCTAGATTTAGTGTAACTACTAAACTTAATTCAGGGATTCTTAATCAATATGCTGTAATTGATATTTTGAATGATACGGCATCTATTGATTATGATGGAATTAAATCTTTTAATGCTGTTCAACAATTAAGATTTCGTGGTAGAAATTCTATTTTTTCTTTATCTATAAGTAAACTTTTAAAAGTATCGGCGACTGAGAAAATAAAGCAAACTAGGTCTGTTTGTATAAACTTTGATGATTATGCCATATTTAATCTTGATACTATTTATGGTAATATCATGTGTATTTATGATACACTATCAGAAAAATGGGTTGCAATGGATATTACAGTAGTCTCTCAGATTAAACAATTTACTATTGTTGAGACTTTAACAGAGTCTAAGCTTTATGCTATAACATGGAATAATGAATTATTTCAATTATTTGCTGGCCCTACTACAGAAGTAGCAATGCTTAAAACTAAGGCATATACAGCAGCAGAGCCTTCTAGTGATGATATTAGATATCCTTTAAAATCTACTTCAGTAGAGCATAAGAGTGCATATTTACGTTTAATGTTTAATTCTGGAACATTTGACGGAGATTGCACTGTTTTAGAATGGGTTGATGAACAATCCTCTACAGCTAATATAGAAACTAAAAGACTTACTGGTGTTATTTCTGGTGTTAAATTTCCAGTGAGACCTCCAATTAGACCTGATACAGACCAACAAGTGAATAATCCTATGTTATCTTTAACCGAGGGCTTAAATGGTAAAAAGATTTCATGTGTAATAATATGGAGTAATAATGCACAATTAATTGAATACGAATATCAATCTAGTAATGTTTCTGAACAAACCCCTGGGTCACAAAAGCAACAAGTTTATACAAATCAAGAATAATTATGGCACTTACAGCTAACCTTGCGTTAGTAGTTCCACCTTTACCTGATGCTGGCTATTGGTTCATTAATGCTGCATCTTGGTCTAATTACTGGCAGGGTATTCAAATGACAGCAGTATTTCAAGCTGCTGTTAATCTTAAATATATTCCATCTCCATTTGACCCTAATACAGCTGTTGAGTTATTAAATATTGATGGGGTAGAACATTATTTGCCATCACTTGCACGTTTTCAGTCTTTACAAGCACAAGTTGCGGCGCTTGATAATGCATTTCAAGATTTACGCACAGCGATGAAAACTGCTGGATTTATCCAACAAGCTCAATAAACCTTTAACTAAAACTTATCGTGCCTGATTATAGCGATTTATATAACTCTGCTGTTCCAGTTCTTCCACCGAATCAGCCTTATAATCCTCAGAATTTTCTTCCAGGTGGATTTACTCCCCCTCAGAATGTTGGAAATTCTACTAATCCTTATACACCGGGTAGTAGTAATAATAGAGGATTTCTAGGGTCTAGTGGGGCAGCATTTGGTCCAGGTGCCCAGCAATTATCAGACCTTACATCTGGTAATTTCAATATGTATGATGCAATGGACCCAACTGGATTACTTTCTAGTTTATTTGGTGGTGGAGGAAATAGACCTCCAGCATTTCAACCATATATTAGAGATGGTTTAGTTCAATCTCAACCTTCTGGTCCTGGTCCAAGTGGAACTGGATTTCAAAATCCTACTCAAGTAACTAATGTTCCTGGTGCTCAACAGCCCTGGAGCACTACAGATATACAACAGGCTAATCAAATTAAGGTAATGCAGCAGCTTTTACCTTATTATCAAGATGCAATAAATAGAAATAATTTACAAGCTGCAATGGGAAATCTTAATGTTTCCCAAGCTACTTCTCCTGGGTATGCTCAGTTAATGACTCAGATATTTAACCAATATGGTCCTCAGCTAAATACTATTGGTAATGCAATTAATAGACAAAATGCATTAGCACAAGCTAATACTGAACGTCAAGTAATGGCCGGTCCTGGCGCTGACTTAGTTAACCAAGCTTATGGATTATCTCAAGTATTTGATAAACCATACTATGATACTCGTGCCGCTACAGCAGGTAGACTTCAAGATTTAATGTCTAGTATTGATTTAAATGCTGGATTATCTGGAACAGAAAGAAATGAGATAGGACAAGGACTTTCTAGAGAGGGATATGCAAGAGGAACAGCTAATGCTCCATCTGCTACTGAAACTGTAGGTAATGCAATGCGGTATGGACAAGCAGGATATCAAAGGAGAGTTCAACAACAATCATTGCTTGGCTCTGCTATTAATACAGCATCCTCATTTTTACCAACAGCTAAATCTGGTGTTGATGTATTTCAGGTTGCTACTGGTAGACCTTCTATGCCAAATCAAGGTGCTAGTCAGTTTACTGGACTTAATCCAACTGGAAATACTAATGCTGGTGAAACTATTTCACAGGGATTGATGGGTAATTTAAATACACTACAAGGTCAAGCTATTCAGTCTAGTCTTGGACAACAACAGATTGACCTACAAAAGAAAGATTGGGCTGATTATCTTGGACAGATTACAGGCTCTCTTGGTAGTCTTACAAGTTCAGCAGGAGGTATTGCAGCTTTGTGCTGGATTGCGCGTGAAGTCTATGGAAAAGATAATCCAAAATGGTTATTATTTAGGAAGTGGCTTATTACAAAGGCTCCTAAATGGTTCTTTAAATTATATGCTAAATATGGTCCGAAAGTTGCTATCTATATCTCAAATAAGCCTCTACTTAAAACAATTATCAGGGCATGGATGGATAAGAGAATATGTCAGCAAGAAATGGAAATTACGATACCTTTAGAAGAGAACTTAAAATTACAATTCAACCAGATGATAGTATTTTAATTGAAGGGGTTTTAGGTTTAACATCCTTAGACCTTTTAAATTTAGCAGAAAAGATATACAAAGCATCATTAAAATTAAAAATATATGAGCACAAAAGCCATGGGCCGATTATATACAGGTAGAAGCAGTCCATCTGTAGGAGGGGGAGGTCAGAATAGTTTAGGACCATTCGGTAGTATAACTGGTGGAGATTTTGAACCAGACCCAACAGGAGGGGATGATTTTTATAATCCATATCAAGGTTCTGGTGGCCTATTTGGTGGTAGAGCTAGATATTTAGCAACTATACTTAATGCTCAAAGACAGTCACAACTTACTAATATTGGTGCTGATAAAGATTTATCTAAACTAGTGGCAGATTTAGAGCAAAAGAGAATGTCACATGAAGCAGATTTAAAAGAAATTGCAGCTAAATCTGATTATGTGCGTAAACTTGCTGCTGCACATGATATTCCTGAGGCAGATGTTGTAGATAAACTTGGGCCAATGCTTACACAAGGTGCTCAATTAAAGCAGGGATTAATTAATAAATCCTTTGAAAATCCTGGAGCACAAGCATCTGCCAATACTGGAACTAATTTTGGACTATCTGGTATTAATCCTAATCAGCCTAGAAGTGCTACTTTTGGTGGTGCTGAAGCATTTCCTTTACCTACTGGTGGATATGGAACTGTTACTGGTGGCTCATCTAAACAACAAGCAGTTCCATATGGAATAATGGATAAGAAATTAGGATTTGTTCCAATGGGAATGAAAACTACACAAGAGAATACTCCAGGTCAATTAAATCTTCCTGGCGCTCCAGTAAATAAGATGGCTTATGACCAAGCTAATCAATTACAAGGACCTAATCCATCATTTCCGGCTGGTTCAGGTATAAATTCTCTTAGTCCTTCTCCTGGTGCAGAATGGAGTGGTGGTTCTAATATTATTCCTTCTACAGAAGAAAATAAAACTCCTTCTATAATTCCTACTCCTGCTAACAAACAAGATGCTAGTGGTAATATACAATCACCTGCTGGAATGGCATATAGTGGTATGGGAGATATGTTATCTAGATTTGCACAAAGAATGGCTATGGGTAGAATGGCCCCTGGTGGAATGGCTCCTGGTAATAATATGTCAGGTTTAATTAATAATTCTTTTGGTGGAACTATGCCTCCTGAAAATGCACCTAATCCTATAGACCCTTCTAGTTTAAATATTAATCATGCTCATCCATACG